GCGTAGAACTTCAGGTTTGACTTGATTGCACGGTACTTACGTGGCATTGCAAGAATAATCTGCTGCATTACCTCTGGTGTCCATGCGTTGTCTGCTACTGTAACAACAGCCTCGTGTGCATCTCCGTTAGTCTTTACACGGTTTACGAAACCGTTCATGATTGACAGGAATGCGTCAGAGCCAGTTCCAGTACCGTTGATAGCTAGATCCTCGATGTCATTTGCGAATGCGTTTGTCATCAGACGGACAAGGTGGTCTTCAAGGGCAGCACCCTCAATACCATCTTCTAGGGCCTCTGCTGAGACCTCCCAGTCGAGACGAAGCTTCTTGGTTGATAGCTCAACCTTCGAGAACTGAGCACCAGTGTTTGTGTAGTCACCTACAGCCTGTGCAGCTGCACGGATTACACGCTCACCAACGTTCACCTTCTCAAGCTCCATTGTGTTCGCACGCATAGTTACACGACGACCATCCTTGGCGAGAACAGTTGCATCCCACACGTAGTCAATAAAACGACGTGCTTGCTCAGGGCGTAGAATACCACTGCCTGCATCACCCGAAGGATTTACAGCGTTTGGTCCAGTTGTTAGACCATATTCAGCAGTTGGGATGTTTCCAAGCGTGTTAGCACCTGGGTCGGTCACACCTCCAACTCCACCAGATGCGAAAGCACCCTGACCTTGATACAGACCAGGAGCAGTGCCACCTAGTTCACCAGATTCACCTGGCTGATTTTTAATAATCTCTTCCGACATATTGTCACCTCCTAAGTGATTGTTTCTTAATTAAATAAGTCGGCAGTTTTGAGGAAACGTCCGCCCCATAGGGATTTTTCAACCTGCTTTGCAGGCTGTTCCTGTACGATCTCGCCTAGATCGCCAGACTTACGGAAAGCGGTGTCAGCCTCAACAGCGTCAACCCTCTTTCCAAAATTGTCAAACTCTACCTGTGCCTGAGAAAGCTCACCCTTTACGGATGTTAGCTCGCTCTTGACAACACCTAGAGACTTGTTTAGCTCAGATACCTGCTCGTGTAGAGACTTAACGGTGTCTGCTAGATCGCTAAAGGCTGATGTAAGAGTGTTCTTGATGTCCGCAACTGCGTCAACAATAGCGTCATCTGACTTCGATACCTCTTCCTTAGCAGCATCCTCTTCCATATCTTCGGACTTCATAGTTTCCTCGTCGTCCTCATCCATGTCGTCAGACTTCTTCTCTTCTTCCTCGTCCATGGACTTTTCTTCCATGGCCTTGTCTTCAGAATAAGACTTTTCTACTGCGTCATCGTTTGTGGCATCTGCCTCTGGAGCGACCTGTGCTTCTTCAACTACATCGTCGCTCTTTACGACATCCTCAGTTGTTTCATTCATAGGACTTGCCTCCTTCGTCATCTTAGAAAGATTAATGCCTTTAGCACTATCAACTAAGAACTTTATCATTTCTGTTTTTTCGCTGTCATTCTTTTCAACGAAACCGATGTTCTTCATAGGAGTGCCATCGATAGGACTTACCTCTGTTTCTGATGCTGATACCTTTACGATACCGTTTGCGTTGTCCCAGAATACATTCTCGAACTCAACGTCTAGATTGTCTCCCTTGATCATATCAACACCATCAACCTTCTCTACAGAAAGAATATTTGCAAACTGGTTTGCTGGATTATCAACTAGTGATAGCTCTACTAGGTCATAATCCTTAATAATACGGATTGACTTATCCATCTTCTCGTCGTAAGCATCTTCATACTTATTCATGCGACCACCGATAGAAAAGCCAGAAAGGGTGCCATCAAGAACCTTTTCCCAAGTATCCTGAGCACCCTTTGAAATATATGCAGACACGTAAACTCCAGTGTAGAACTTCTTTGTTTCAGAATCAAAGTACTTGTCTTCTTTGAATGCTACCATCTTACCTACAGAAATTGGCTGGTGCATTTCACGGATGTTACCACGGAACTTTGCGAAAGCCTTTAGAGAAGCTTCTGTGGTAACGATATCGGCTTGCTTATCAACATTATCAAGTGTGGCAAATCCAGAAACGATACGACGTTCCTGATCTACCTTACTGAAGGGCATCGAAAGACGAACGTTCTCGCCCTCCATGTCCCAGTGTGCCTTTGATATAGTCATGCTACCTTAATTATAATGTACGTTTTTATTAAATTGTTATATTTTGTTCAATAAAATATTATACCAGATTATTCCGAAGAATTTCCTTCACCTTGAGGATTTCTTCCAGAAGTTGTTGCTGGACCATCTGACTGGTTATTCATACGCTCTGCATCTCTCTGGCGGTTATCTGCTAGATTAGCTCTAGCGTCTGTTGCTTGGCGAGACGACATCTCAAATGGCTCATCGCCATCTGGACGTTGTGGTAAACCAAGCACTTCACGAGCCTCGTTAGGAACCATAATTTGAGTCTTAACATAACGCTCAAGAATCTGTGACTGTGTGACTTCATCTGTAAGAGTTAGCTCATTAAAGCGTAGCTCCAGGATGTCAGTCTTTTCCTTAATAATTCTGCCAATTAGCTTTTCAATGTTTCTTTGCATTGGTCTAGCTACCTGCTCCTTAAAGGTACGATCCTGAGCAAGAGCTGCAGCAATATTCGAAGCATCAGAGCCACCGATCTTCGAAAGAGGTACCTGGTGAGCAATCAGAATGTCGTCACGATTGCGTAGCCTGTATTCGTTAAACGATGCCTCCTGAACACCGTTCTCGATAGGCTCCATCTTAAACTCTACCTTGTTTTGGTCTGTATCTCCAGGAAGAGGAATGTACAGGGTTCTGTGTGACTGCCCCTTCAGGTTTGTCTGTAGGAATCTAAATAGCTTGTCCTCAGCCTCAGAGGACAGCTTTGCACCCTTTAGAGTCACCACATAGCGTGGTACTGCCTTGTTGCTAAAGTAATCAATGTTGTACTGTGATGCTAGCTGATCTCCATGTAGAGAAGAAACAGCAGACATAATGTCTGGAATACCATAGTATGTGTTTAGCGGTGAGTATTGCTTGAAGTGAATAATCTCGTTCGGACGAGGGTCACCAGTGATTGGGTTAGGATTGTTAGCACCAAAGTTACGGAAATAAACAACCTTGTGACCAATAATCTGTACGTAGCCATCCTTTAGTCTACGAACACGCATAGTGGTAGCAGGAATGTGACCAATGTAACCAATCTCACCACGAATAGTTCTACCAACCTCTAGGTATCCGTTTCCAGTTGCCTCGTAGTCAGTCAAAACCTTCATCATTACATTGGTAAAAGACTCTTCATCATTAAGATTCTCAACCCAGTCACGCATCTCAATCTTCATACGTTCAATGCGACGACGGGCTTTGTCACGTGCTGAGTCATTGTCATTAGCCTCAATAGCCATCATAGTTCTATCAGAAACGTGGAAATCATATCCTAGACCAACAATGTTCTCTACCTTTGCATCAATAGCTGCGTGATTCGCAAAGGATGTGTCATAGAAGTTCGCCAACTCATATAGGTTCCATGGTGGAGTGATGACATCAAACATGCCATAACCATTACGATATACCGTTCCAGGATTAATTTCTTTTGATCTGGCACCATCGATACCACGACTAACTGAATATGCACTATCAAGGTACAGTGGGCTGTTTACATCCAAATCCTTAGGAATCTGTGTTTCATAAGCCTTAGCCATTCTTTCAGAACGACGCTTAAAGTTTTTCTCTAGGCCAGCAAGATTACGTAGCTCATCCCAGCCCTTATTAAATGGGTCCTGAGCCTTAAAGATATCCTCTTGCTCTCCAACATCTGGTAGAGCAATGTCTCTAATATAAAATTCTTCTGACATTATTCCTCATCACCATACATCTGTAGTGTTTGCTTAGCAGCAGCAACAGCACCAAGATCGTTAAGATTTGGAATAAGACCTTGCTTCATTCTGTCTACTTGCTCTGAATATTCTTCGTCTGTTACCCTTCCCATTCCTGGAAAGAAGACTGGCTTGCCATTTGGCTCACCGTGATATGCTGCAGCTTGGCGAAGCTTGTGCAGCTGTATTTCGTCACCCCTATGGGACGGAATGTTTAGGATGTTTCCCTGACCATCCGTAAACCATTTTCCGTTTTCTCTCTGCCAAACATAAATACCCCAATCATAGTTCTTATCTAGGATTGTGACCTTAGAATTACCAATTTGATTAGGAATTTGCTTATTCATAACCATTAGTATACCATACTATACAGCTTGGTAGATACTAGATTTCCAAGATACGTCTTTATAGAGCTTATATGAGTAATCTCCAAATGTGGTTTCGACAGAATCGTCTATAATTATCTTATTTGTGCCAGTATACACCTTATATATATCAGAGGGGTCCACTCCATAATAGCTAGTTGTTGAGATTACCAGAACCTCTTGCCACAAGTATGGAATAGCATTCCAGTAGTTCCAGTCAAGGGTTAACGCTCCAGCCTTTTCTACCTTAAACCAAGGACGCTCTACCACAGTCTGAACCTCTTGAAGATTTGTAGACTTGTAGTAGGATATGTTATTAAATGTTAGTGGCCCATTTAGTCTCAGTGCACCCTCGTAGTTTGTGTAGTCCTGGGTATTCGCAAACCTAATACCAAGCATTGACCATTCTTCTGTGCTAATGGTTGCATCCTTAACGAGCTTGCCATTTAGATAGAACGCAATTCCGCTTTCTAATTGACCCCTAGAATTAATTGCATAAATTTTAGCTCTTTTGCCTTCTGGATGAGTAGACACCATAAAGAACTTTATATAAGAGTTTTTACTTTGAAGCTCAAATATCTGTGTTGGTGCATAGGGAAAAGCATCTTGATCAAACCTAAATGACATCTGCATTGCAATAACTTTATAGTTATCGGCCC